TTGGTTAGGCTTAAAGAAAATCCAGACTTGACAAAACAAGTTGCAATTACACTTCCACGTATTGGATTTGAAATTAAAAACCTAACTTATGATTCTGCTAGAAAATTGAATCGTATACAAAAGTTTAAGAAAACAAAAACAGGGAATTCTTCTAAACTTGATACACAATTTATGCCAGTCCCATATAATCTTTCAATTGAACTTTATATAATGGCAAAAAATTCTGATGATGCCTTGCAAATTGTTGAGCAAATTCTTCCTTACTTTCAACCTGATTATACTTTAACATTTAATGATATGGCAGATATGGGTATTAAGAGAGATATACCAATTATATTGAATGACATATCATATGAGGATAATTATGAAGGTGATTTTGAAACGAGAAGAGCTATAATTTATACGTTGTCTTTTACAACTAAATTTTATTTGTATGGTCCGGTAACTGATTCTGGTGTTATTAAGACTGCCGTTGTAGATCAATATACTGATCTTCCAGCAAATACTCCAGCTAGAGAGCAGAGATATACTGTTACGCCAGATCCAACTAGTTCTGATGCTGATGATGATTTTGGATTTAACGAAACGACATCATTCTTTCAAGACTCAAAAGTTAAAGATGTTGTTACGGGTGAAGATAAATTAACGTCATGAGCAATGAAATTGATAGAGCATTAGGTGTAGTTCAAGAAATTGAATTTAATCCTCCGATTGAAACAAAAACAAAAACAATACAAGTAAATAACAGTAAAGAAGCAGACATAGAAAATGATTATGCGTACCAACGACAAAACCTTTATAGCTTGGTTGAGCGAGGTTCTGACGCAATTGAAGGCATTCTTGAATTGGCCAAAGAAAGCGATGCTCCAAGAGCGTATGAGGTTGCAGGCAACTTAATTAAACAAGTTGCAGAGATAACAGAAAAACTTGGTGATCTTCAAGAGAAAATGAAAAGACTAAAAGAAGTTCCAAGTAACGCACCTAAGAGTGTTACCAATGCATTGTTCGTAGGGAGCACTGCTGAGTTGCAGAAAATGTTGAAAGAGAAATGATTAGTTTAATAATAAATGGATAAATTGTATAAAATATCATCTAGAAAAAAAATTAATTTGGACATAACACATCGTTGCACTTTAGAATGTCCAAGATGTATGAGACAATCTATAAGACCAAATAAAATTCCGGGTGAAGATTTGTCTCTAGATAATTTTAAGAAGATATTAAATTATTTTGATAAAATACAATTTTGTGGTCAAATATCTGACCCTATATTTCATCCTCAATTTATAGAATTTCTTAAATTATCACAAAACAAAGATGTTAAAGTTCATACAGCAGCTTCACACAAACCTATGTCTTGGTATAAAGATGCTTTTAATGCAAATAAAAATGCAGTATGGGAATTTGGTATTGATGGATTGCCGGAAGAGAGTCACAAGTATAGAATAAATCAAGATGGTAAAAAACTTTTTGAGGTGATGAAACAAGGAATACAAAATGGAAACATTATTTTGTGGCAGTATATTATTTTTAAATATAATGAAGACCATATTGATCAAGCTATAGGACTAGCAAAAAACAATGGTATAAAATTAATTATAACTAAATCTTCAAGATGGAAAAAAAACGATCCATATAAACCAACTAAATTATTTATTGAAAAAACATTTGACTAAACTTAAACCAAAATGTATGGGAAAATATCCAAAAGCTTTAGGATTAAATGCAGAGGGATATCTTTTACCTTGTTGTTGGTGTGACCCTATCAGAAAAAAATCCAAAACATATGGTGGTAAAATGGATAGTATGGATAAATTATTTCAAGAAAAATTTAAACTAAAAAATATAGAAAGCATAGAAGAAATAATTTTATCTGATGAGTGGTTAGAATTTTACAATTCATTGTTATATAATAATAAAGATGTACCAAAAATTTGTCGGCATTATTGTGAGACATTAAATGGTATCAAAATAAAAGAAGAGGTGATTTAACTATGAAATTTTGTTATGAATAAAGTTAAATATTTTAGACCTGATATTTTTGAATTGGATGATTTAAATATAAATCCTCCTATAATAGCGCCAGGACAATTGGTTCAGGCATACATGCCTGTAGATAGAACAGGTATATTTAATCCTTTAAATATTATGTACGAACCTATTCCTTCTGTTGCAAATTTTAATAAGTCTTTTGAAGAGTGTTGTATGGATGCAGCTCAAGATTTATGGAAATTGGGAAAACCCGTAGAATTATTTTGGAGCGGTGGGATTGACAGTAGTGGAGCTTTGATTGCATTATTGGAAACCAAATCTGATTCTGACATACTCAATATTCGATACACTAAAGAATCAATTGTAGAGTTTCCATTGATGTGGGAGAAAATGGTAAAAGATAGAAACGGTCCTTTATCAGATAAGAAAATGTTAGATGAAACTTTATTTTGCAACCATGACATCATCAAAGTAACGGGGGAATGTGGAGATCAGTGTTTCGGTAGTGATGCTCTACATAAAAATTTAGATAAACATGCTGACGATTGGGAAAGTATTTTTACATGGGGTGCATTTGGTGGTGGTGTTGATAGTGATATGCCACCCAAAAATCCAAAAACTTATAAACTTAGAATGGAACAGTTAGCTAGAATTATGTTTGAACATGTTGATTTTGCACCAATAGAAATTAAAACTATATTTGATTTGTTTTGGTGGTGCAACTTTTGTTTTAAATGGCAAGATGTAGATAGTCGTATGATTTTTTCATTTACAACCATCACAGAATGGAAATCTACTTTAAGTTTTTTCAACACTCCAAATTTTCAAAGATGGTCAATAGTTAATCATGATATTAAACATGGTGGTACTTGGGAAACATATAAACAACCTGCAAAAGAATATATACACAAATATTTAAAGGATAATAATTATAGAAAGAATAAAACAAAAGAACCTTCTTTAATTAAAATTTTGCAAGGGGCGACTGATGAAAAATATAATTATGTCTATAGACAAAAAAGAAGAAAAAATCCAGATAGAATTAAATTAGTTTTGGAAGATGGTCAGTTTTGGAGAAGGAATGAAAAAATTCCTTTTGAGGTTTATGAAGAAATATTGACATAAAATTTATAATGATACTCTCAGATTTGAACCTAAATATATGAAGGAGTAAATGATGTTTGAATATCAATGCAAAATTGTTAAAGTAATAGACGGTGACACCGCTGATGTAGATATTGATTTAGGTTTTGGTGTATGGATGAAAAAACAGAGAGTTCGATTCTATGGTGTTGATACACCTGAATCTAGGACAAGCGACAAAGAAGAAAAGGTATATGGATTGATGGCAAAGGAATTTGTTTTAGCCCATCTACCAATTGGATCAACACAAGTTCTACGCACCAAAAAAGATGGTGTTGGTAAATATGGTCGTATTCTTGGAGAGTTTGTTGTTGATGATACAACTCTAAATCAACTTCTTATTGACACACACAATGGGGTTGCATATTTCGGACAATCTAAGGATGATATTGAAGAAGAACATATTAAAAATAGAGAATTAGTTAATGGCTGACCAAAACCAATATCTAGGCAATCCCAATTTAAAAAAGATCAACACAGCTGTAGAGTTTACAAAGAAAAACATTAAAGAGTTTCATAAATGCGCAGCTGATCCTATTTATTTTATCTCAAATTATGTTCAAATAGTTTCTCTTGATCATGGTTTGGTGCCATTTGATATGTATGATTTTCAAAAAGATATGGTATCTTCTATGCATAATAATAGATTTACCATTTACAAATTACCTAGACAATCCGGCAAATCAACTACTATTATATCATACCTTTTGCACTATGCATTGTTTAATCCAAATGTAAATATTGCTGTTCTTGCAAACAAATCCGTTACTGCAAGAGATATTCTTGGCAGACTACAACTTGCATATGAGAACCTTCCTAAATGGATGCAGCAAGGTATTATTGCATGGAACAAAGGTAATATTGAGTTAGAAAATGGTAGTAGGATTATTGCAGCTGCAACTTCTTCAAGTGCAATTCGTGGTGGTTCTTATAATATAATTTTTCTTGATGAGTTTGCGTTTGTTCCCTCAAATGTTGCAGAACAATTTTTTGCATCTGTTTATCCTACAATTACTTCTGGTCAAAACACAAAGGTAATTATTGTTTCTACGCCGCATGGTATGAACATGTTCTATAAAATATGGGTAGATTCACAAGAAAAAAGAAATGATTATGTTGCAACAGAAGTTCATTGGAGTGAAGTTCCTGGCAGAGATGAAAATTGGAAAATAGAAACAATACGAAATACTTCTGAATCACAATTTAATGCTGAATTTGAATGTCATTTTCTAGGTTCTATTGACACATTAATTAGTGCACAAAGATTAAAGAATTTAACATATCGAAATCCCATTCAATCAAATGCAGGTTTAGACATTCACACAAGACCAATAGAACAAAATGTTTATATGTTAACTGCTGATGTATCTCGTGGTACTGCAAATGATTATTCTGCATTTGTGGTATTTGATATAACTGAGATACCATATAAGATGGTTGCAAAGTTTAGAGATAATGAAATTAAACCGCTTCTGTTTCCCACCAAAATTCATGAAGTTGCTAAAGCATATAATCAAGCATATGTCATGGTAGAGGTGAATGACATAGGTGAGCAGGTCGCTAACACGTTACAGTTTGACCTTGAGTATGACAACCTAGTTATGGCTTCGATGCGAGGTAGAGCAGGCCAGGTACTAGGAGCGGGATTCTCAGGGGGTAGAGCACAATTGGGTGTAAGAACAACAAAGGCGGTTAAAAAGATTGGTTGTTCTAATCTCAAACAATTGATAGAAGATGACAAACTTATTATAGAAGATTATGACTGTGTAAATGAATTGTCTACATTTATTATCAGAGGTTCATCTCATCAGGCTGATGATGGTTGCAACGATGATTTGGTTGCTTGCATGTTTATTTTTGCTTGGGCAACAGACCAAACATATTTTAAAGAACTTACTGATAATGATATACGAAAAACTATGATAAGAGAACAACAAGATATGTTAGAACAAGATATGGCACCATTTGGTTTTATTGTAAATGGTATTGATGATCCCTTTGGTGATGATATTGATGAATACGGAACCAAATGGACAACAGTTACCAGAAATTTTAATACGAATTGGTAATACTAAATAAATTCTATTAAATCTGAATCCAGTTTGATGAAACAATTTAAACACACAATCTTAGATTTTTTTATAAGTTCATTTAATTCTTTTCTACTTCCATCATTCATTCCCTTACGTTGAGTAAGTTTTCTTATTTTATTATTATGAGGATAAAACTTAAGACAAACAGTTTCACTTTCACCACAATGAATGCATGACTTCTCGGCAAGATACTCATTTAGCCACACAATACGTTGTCGATAATTACGTTTTGCAACTTTTTTAATAGTGCATTTATATTTTTCATAATGCGTTAACATGTAAATATTTATAAGAATTACAACATATAAAAAAAAGTTTTTAGGATCTTTATTTTTATAAATAATACAAAGAAGAATAACTAATAAAGTTTATAAACTTTACAGATTGAAGGAGTACGAAAATGGGTTTTTTAGTCTCTCCAGGCGTTCAGGTTAGAGAAATTGATCTCACTAATATTATACCTGCCGTACAAACAAATATTGGCGCTGTTGCTGGTCCTTTTGAGAAAGGCCCTGTAGCTTCGGTTATAAATATTGGGACAGAAGCAGAACTAAGAAGTATCTTTGGCGAACCAAATGGTGATAATTTTGAATTCTGGTTCACTGCGTCAAACTTTTTGCAATATTCAAATGCATTAAAAGTTGTACGTTGTGAATCTGGTGTTAAAAATGCTGCCTCTGAATTGGGATTGTTGATTAGAGACACAGAACATTATTTAGGTTCTTTTGGTGATGGTCAAGGTAGTGTTGGTTCTTGGGCTGCTAGAACCGCTGGTGATTGGGGAAATTCACTTGCAGTTTCTATTTGTGCAACATCTACAGCATTTTCACAAAATATTACTGGTGCAAACCAAGTAAATGGTGCTGCATCTTCTGGTGCAACATCTGTGATTGTTGATGATGTTGATCTTGCATCTAACGTAATTAACGTTGATGATGTTGTTTCATTTTTCACAGATAGTGGTTTTGGAACTCCTGCTACGGGTCATGCAGGCAAAGAATATGAAGTAACTGCTCGCGATACATCAGCCAACACAATTACAATTCGTGAACTAGATAATCCAAACGGAACGGGATTGGTTGCATCTCTTGCTAACAATTCTTTTATTCGTCGTCGTTGGAAGTTTTATGATTTGTTTGATACAGCACCAGGCACTTCGCAATGGTCTACTCAAGAAGGTCGTGGAACAGGCGATGAAATGCATATTGTTGTATATGACACAACAGGTAAACTTTCAGGTTTTTCCGAAAGTGTTGCTGGTCAAAGAACTCTTGCAGTTTTAGAAACATATAGTGCACTTTCTAAAAACCCAAAAGCTAGAACAGCTCAAGGTGGAACAAATTATTATGCTGATGTGATTTATACACAGTCTGCAAATATCTACTGGATGGATCATCTAGGCGCTGGTACTAACTGGGGTAGTGATTTAGACCTTAGTAATGATATTGTATTAAACGGAACTGATGCAACTGGATCAGATGAAGGTTCTTCTGTTATATTAAATGGTACAGATAGTTCTTCGACGAATGCTGGTGATAAAGTTATTCAGGATTCTGGTGCTGGTGGTGGTGTGTATACTTTAGTTGATACACCAACGATTGATGGTTTGACTGGAGGAACAGACGATTATTCAGTTACTCTCGGTGAGAAACGTCTTGCATATGACTTGTTTGCAAATGCAGAACTTCATGATGTTAACTTTATTCTTGGTGGTCCTTCAGTAACAATTACGGGAAGTTCATTTGGTACTGCTGGTGATGAGTTTGACACACATGGCACAATGATTACAGATATTTGTG